CTCCATAGTTCTGACAACTTCTCTTTGACCACATCCCAGTTTTTGTACAGTGCAATTCCCGCTGCTATCAATCCCGCAATCAGTGTCACAATCAGAATAATCGGACACAAATTCATGACTGCATTAAGTGCGGTCTGTGCCACCGTCATTCCTCCGGTCACTGTTGTTGCTGTTGCTGTTGCTGCTGTGTGTGCTGCCTCTGCTGCTGTTCCTGCTGCGTCCGCTGCTGTTCCTGCTGCTGTCGCTGCTGTTTTTGCTGTTATTTTTGCAATAATTGCAGACACACCGGAAACAAATTGCTGTCCGGTTTTCACCGTCGTCGAGATGCCTTGAGCAACTTTTCCGAATCCGATTGCTAAAGGACCCACCGCTGCAACCATGAGACCCACTTTGATGATTGTTTGCTGTTGCCCCTCGTCCAAACTTGTGAACCATTGTGTCAACTCTTGTATTTTTGTTGTTATATTTTCAATGACTGGTGCTGCTGCTGTCTGTGCAGTCGTTGCCATTGTAGACAATGCTAATTTTGCATTGTTCATCGCTATTGTTGCATTATCAATCGGGTCAAGTGTTCCGTTGTAAGTGTCCTCGACTACCGTTCCGTATTCAGACATTGACGCTGAAAGGCTTGTGATGTCGATTCTGTTCTCTCTGATTGCTGTTGCCATCTCCGCAGCACCTTTTTTCCCGAATAATTCCGTCGCAATCTGTAAAGCCTCTGTGTCTGTTTTTGCGTTCTTGATGCTGCCGATTGTCTCCTCAAGTGCAACATCCATCGACTTTCCCTCTGCTGTTGCGTTCTGCAACGCTTTTTTTAATCCCGCAAGTGCTGTCGTTGTATCAACACCATTTGCGTCGAATTGTGCCATCAAATTGATTGCTTGTGGCAGTGACAATCCCATTTCTTTGAACGCTGAATTGTTCTCAAGCACATACTGCTCAAGCGAATCCACGGAGATTCCTGTTTCTTGTGCTTTTGATGTGAGAAGTCCTAACAAATTCCCCGTCTGTGATGCGTCGATATTCCATGCTTTCATAATTTTGTCAACATTATCAACCGAACTCGTCACATCCGTGTCATTGATTGTTGCGAACTGAATGAACTGTGTTGACAGTGTTTCCAGTTCTTCTCCTGTTGAATGAAATCTCGTGTTTACTTCCCCGATAGCCTCTCCGACTGTCGCCATGTCCTCCGGCATTGTTCCGAAAACATTGTCCGCTGACGCTGTCAAACCCTCCAGTGCATCACCTGTTGCTCCGGTTTTTGTTACAATCGTGTCATATCCCTCGTCAAGTTCTTTGAACGCTGCGACGGATGCTGCTCCTATTGCTGCAATCCCTGCCGATACAATGGACATCTTTTTCCCGAAATTCTCCATTTTCTGTCCTGCGGAATCACACGCACCTGCAAATTCGTTCAGTTTGTGATTTTTCAGTTCATTGTTTACATTTTCGAGTTCTGATTCCATTTCGACAAGTGATGCTTTTGCATTGTTCGTCTTTGTGGTTTGATTCGTTAATGCTGTTTCTGTCTTTCCGATTGCACTTTCATTCGCCTTGAACTCTTTCTCTAATTTGTCAAGTTCTTCTTTTAACTCTTTCGATTTTTCCGAATTTTCTCCAGTTGCCTTTGTTGAATCTTCGTACGCTTTTTGTGCTGCCTCAACTTTCCCTCTCAATTCCTCTTGTCTTTTCTTTTGCTCTGAAAGTTTCGTGTTGAGTTTCTCCTGCTGCTCGCTGTTTAGTTTTACAATATTTTTCTGTACTTCTATTTTTGAGGTGAGGTTCTCTGCTTTTGCCTTGAGTGCGTCTGCTGCTGTTCCAAATGCTTTCGCCTGTGTTTGTGCCAACTTAAACTCGCTCGACAATTCTTTCATTTGCATCGCTGCCGATTTCATTTGTGTTTGATAGTCGTTCGTGTTCGCAGACACTTTCACGCTTGTATATGCCACTTTCGCACCTCCTCTCCTGCTTTATGTTTGATTTTCGTTGATTGTTTCAAGTTCAAATTTCAAATACTCTAGCAACTGCATGATGTCCTCTTTCATGCATTGACTATATGAATTTTGCAACATTCTGATTGCAATTTTTACAACTCTGTCGATTATCTCACCGCATATCTTCCACGGGTTCTCCTCTGTCTGTTCTTCCTCATATCCGTTTTCGATGTCATATTCATCAAATGCGGATTTTTCTTTCTCCACCTGCTCCGTCTCTACTAAGGACAGTAATTTTTCTGAAATAACATCTTGCATGATGAAATGTATCTTTTTTGCAGCAATCACAAATTCCACCGCATCCATTTCACCTATTTCATCAAGAGACATTCTATTTCCGAATATCTCTTGAATAATTTTCTTATTGAAAAACATTGCATTTTCTATTTTTTGAGACCCATTCTTTTCCATGAGTGATGCATACTTTTTGTATTGCTCGACCGTGATTGAATTAACGAAAATCTTTTCACCTTTGCAAGTGATTACTATTTCCGGAATCACTTGCCACTCTGAAAATTTTTTTGAATCTTCTCCAGTCTCTTTGTCAGTTCTTCACCGACGCTCATATCAATAAACTGGAACTCTAAAATGATTCCTGCTGCGTCGAGACCTGTTTCTATATCCTTTAATTCATCCACCGTGAATTGATTTCCGTATGCTTTGCAAATAAACAACATCATCGCCTCGATGTCCTGCTTTGTGTATCTTGAATGAGTATCAATCTGTTCTGTCAATTCGAGATATTCCATGTATGTGTCAACTGACATCTTTTGCATTTCATACTCTTTGTTGTTTACTATGATTTTTCTTTTCATTGAAATTCCCTCCTGTTATATCCTCTTAATTATTCGCCCGTCTGTTCTTCCTGCTCACCTGCAACATTTTCATTGTCAGCAGCATCCGGATATTCCTGCACCTCGGAGAACCAGTTTTTGATTGCCTCTGCTGCGTCTGTGTCCTCTGTAACAAGGTTTGATTCATCAACAGATACCTCATATCTGTTGTCGATACTTCTTTCATAGAACGAGCCTTTGATGCTTTTTGTTGATGGTGACAGTTTTCCCTCTTTGGTTGCTGCCTCCTCGCTGATTCCCTCTGCAAACTTTCCAACATAAAGCCATTTGAACTCATATTTTCCGTTCAGTTTTCTTTCTCTCCAACCGATTGCAACCTCCGGTGCTCTGTCATCGGATGTTTTTACAAGAAAACCATGTTTGTATAACTGACCGAATAAAATCACTCTGTCCTGCGGTGCAAGAGCGTTGATTTCGAGTTCCACATCTGTTCCCTCGTATGATGTGATGACCTCCTCTGTTCCGTCGTCGGAATAAATTTTTTCTGACGACCACTTTTCATCAATCTTTGCTTTGATTGCTCTTGCTAATTTAACCGGAGTTGATGCAATATACTCCGTTGTTTCATTTTTCTGCACAAGTGCGATGTAGATGTCTTTGAGACCGCATGTTCTACTTCTCACTACCTGTTTTGCTGTTTCACTCATTCTCTGCGTCCTCCGTTTCATATAATTTTGAGAATCTTTGTGCTTTCATATAGATTCCGTTTTCCGGTTCTGAATCGTCTCCGTTTCTTCCCTCGTAGTCGAAACCTTTTTCTTTCATGAGTTTCTTGATTTCCCTTGCCAGTTCAATCTCGTCTCTCTGTGAAAATATGGTGATTTGAATTGACAGTCTCACACCCTCCGCATCATCATCCGAAAAGTTTTCCTCTGATTCACCCAAATCCCACAAGGTCACATGACACTCCTTGATGTCTTTGTTGTACCATCCTTGCATCACCGTGATTCCCTTGTCGCTGATTGTTTTCAGTGTCTCGGCTGTGTCTGATATGATGTCCGGATTGCTGTTCATTTCATCACCCCACTGTTCTGTCTAAAAACGCTTGATATTCTTCCTCTGCGATTTTTTGCAATTCTCCGTCTGCCTCTCTGCCTGTCGCATATATAAACTCTCTCGGTGGTTGATAAATCGTTCCCCAGTTGATAAATTTCACATAGAAATGTTCGCTCTTGTCCGATTTATCCCATCCTACCTCTGCGGATGCACTCGTTTCTTTCACTTGAACTTTTCCGACCGGAACGCTATCCGCTGCATGTGCTGAAACATTTGACTTTGAACCGAATCCTCGCCCACTTTTTGATGTATCTGCTGATTTCGGAATTTTTCTTGACATGATTTCTTTGACCACTGGTTCGCTCTTTTCAACAATAACCTTGTTTGTTTTTTGAATTTCCTCGTCGCTCGCTACCGCCTCAAACGCTTTCACAAGTTCCTGCAAACCTTTGAACTCCATCTCGATTTTCATGTCATCACCTCCGTGTGTCAGATTGTGACACTATGCTCCCGCCCTGCATTTCAACAGGACATGTGTGTTGTCGGTGACAAGTGGCGATGCATCATAAATCTTGAACTCTGTTTCCTCATAAACCGCAAAGAACTCTTTCAAATTCAGTCTGATTTCTTTCATTTTCTTGCAATTTCTGACCTTGAAAACGATTGTATTCTCAAGACCCGTCTGCAAAGCGGTGTATTTCTCATTTGTTCCCAAATTTTGAACATCACACCAACACTCATAGAAAACACTTGCCTTGTCGTTCCTCCTGCCATTCACAACATCGCTGTTCTTTCTGATTATTTTGATTCGCCCTGTCATGCCCTGCTACCTCCATATATTTCTTTCAATAGCATTGAACCGACTGCATTTGTCACTTTTTTGCTGTCCTTTTCGTATTTTTCACGATTGTCATACAATTCTTTGACGAAACACAGGGTCAACAACCTTTGACGGGATGTCATGTTGTACGGGTTGAAATTCAAAATCAAATCAGACAATTCCTCGAATGTGGCATCGAGCATGATTTCAAGGATATTTGCATCGTCGTCATAATCAATGTGATTGTATGTTTTGCAATCTTCAATCAATTTCGCACGATATTCCTTTTTTTCTTCATCCGTCATCGTTCTCACCTGCTTTCATTTTTGCAGGGCGGTCATCCCGCCCCGCTTATATTATCCCTGCACCACTTCTGTGATTTCGCCCTTGACAACTGCTGCCTTATCAACCGCCTGCACATCGAAACGGTCACGGACTTTGATTCCGGTCAAGTCTTTTTCCCATAAACCTGCACCTTTGTCATTCATGTCGATTGTGATGACATTTCTGTCAAAGAGTGTGATTGCCTCTTTCAAGTCACCGCAGAAAATTGGGTGTTTGTAGCCTGTGATTGTCTCTTCGT